ATTTTCGTGGGCTTGCAAGTATGGCCGCTCTTTCCTGTTCCCACTTATCATCCTGCTTCCATTTACTGATTGTTACCTCACTAACACCAACGTAATCGGCGATAGCCTTTTGCGTATAACCCTCGGTGATATAAAGATGTGCAGCCCATTCCCGTAGTTTGTTTTTCGTTTCTTTTTTGGTGGCCATAATAATTATTTGCGCCGTAAAAATGAGCTTAACAACAGGATACTTCTATTAAGTGTGAATCGCATTCTTACAACTGCGAAAGCCTTTCCTACATTCTTGTTTAGCGTATAGGTGCTGTTTAATGTTGTGGTTCAAATCATGACATACAAAGAAATTTCAGCAAACAGATGTGAAGTAAAATTTTACGGAGAAATCGGTAACTGGATGAACAATGGTGAGCAGTGGAGCAATGCCTTTGATGCGCTTGCAACCAGGTACCAGTTTATAGATGTAAGAGTTCATTGTCCTGGAGGATCAGTATTTGAAGGTGTCGTTATTTACAATGCGATTAAAAAGTGTACAGCAGAGGTTACCATCTACATTGATGGTATTGCTGCAAGTATGATGAGCATTGTAATGCTGGCAGCTAAAAACGTATTGATTGCAAGAAATGCCTTTGTAATGATTCATGCCCCATCAGGTTCAGCCGGTGGAACTTCTGCAGATCACTTTTCTATTGCGAAACTTTTAAAGAGTGTTGAAGCCAACTTTAAAAGAGACTATAAAGAAAAGACTGGCCTATCTGATGCTGATGTTGATAAGCTGATGGATGGTACAGATCATTGGTTTAGCGCTGATGAATGTAAGGCCATTAACCTGGTTAATGGTATTTATGATGAGGTTGAAAACACCAGCGCTGTATTTACTCCCGATAAGCCTGGACAGGTACAAACAATGTACGACCGCTTTGCCGCCCTGGCCGCTTCTGCAGCAAACCCTGCAGCTCCCGTTGCACTAAACAATCAAAACATAGAAATGAAAGAGTTAATAATCACAGTGTTTGCCCTTGCAGGGTTAACAAAAGACAGTAGCGATTCTGCAATCCTTGCAGCGCTTAAAGAAAAGTTTGATGCGGCTACTGGCCTCGCAGCTTCTCTTAAACAAAAGCTGGATGCAGCAGTGAACAGCCAGGGTGATACCCTTATTGCTGCTGCTGAAACAGCACAGGGTAAGCCATTTGATGAAACCCAAAAAGCGAACCTTAAAAAGCTGAGTGCTGAAAGTCTGGATGCTTTGAAAATGGCGCTTTCGTTTATCACTCCAACTGCAGCCGCTGCTGCTCCGGGTGCTGCTGCTCCTGCTGCTCCTACGGCATTGAGCCTGATTGCTGGTGAATCTAAAACTACACCAGGTGCAAGTAAAATACCTGCTGATCGTGCCGGTTGGAATTGGGATCAGTGGTGCGAAAAGGATGAAGCTGGTTTGAAAGCCCTCGGCTATGATGATCAGAACATCATCTACAAGGCGTCGTACAAAGTGGATATGCCTAAATAAAACTAACTGCTATAAGAAAGCGAACGAAACGATCACTTACAAATTTTTAAAACAAATCAATAGAATGAAAACGATCAAATTTTTGAGCAGTTTGTTCCAGGCGTTAATCCTGGTGTTACTGGTATCTGTAGCCGCCGCTACTTTTGGAGCCGATCCGGTACCGGTATTTTATGTTGGCCTGGCATTAACTGCAGTGCTTACTGTTGTTGCAGCCTTTAACCAAAACCCTGTTAATGCATTATCAGCCACCATCTTTAAAGAAGTGTGGACAGGTGAGATCATCAAACGTGTAAATATCCTGGAGTCTTTTTCCTGGGTAAATGCAATCGTAAGAGATTACAGCAGGTTTGTATCTGTACTAAATGAAGAGGCTCAGGTAATTCACCTTGCAAGTTTCCCCATTCAGCCAGACGTATTGATTGATAATACTACTTATCCAATACCGGTACAGGCACTTACTACCAGCGACGTGCCAATCAGTTTAAATAAGTTGCAGACAAAGGTTACTGCAGTAACGGATGATGCATTGTATGCCAATACAACTAATCCAATGGTTTTACATGCAGAGGCTCATGCCAATGCAGTGTTGGAAACCAAGTTTGCTTTAGGCGCATGGAACATTTGCCCATCTGGTAACTCAGCAGCTATGCCTGTGATTGTTGCCACCGGTGCTGATGACGGTACTGGCCGTAAGAAGCTGCAGTGGGCTGACCTGGTAACCTTCAAAAGAGCATTGGATAATGCAGTTCCTAAAATTCCATCTACACCCGGATCAAGGATATTGGTATTATGCCAGGATCATGAGAATGACCTTGCAAGTGTTGACCAAACCTTTAAGGATAAGTATTACGATTGGGCATCTGGTAAACCATTTAATGCACTCGGATTTACTTTCTACAGCAGCGAAGCAAACCCTTACTATAACACTACCACATTGGCTAAACAGTCATTTGGTGTTACGCCAACCAGCGCAATGAGAAGGGCTACCATGTTCTTTAGTAACAGGATCGTTGGTAAGGCAAATGGTGGTACCATTCCATACTTAACCCCAAAAACTGCAGAGACACAACAGAACACAATGGCTGTAAGGCATTACAACCTGATCAGCAGGTTGATGAATGAGGGCGTTGGAGCTATTGTTTCTCCTGATGCATAAGCATTAATCAAACTATTTGGGATAAGGTTTTTAATCCGGCTCTATCACATTCACCATTAAAAATTAAGCACGTGTCAAAAGTAATCATAACAGACGCCATCAAAAAAGAGGCGCAAAAGATCGGTAAACAGCTTGGTGTATCTGAGTTGTTTGTCAACACCAAAGGTGAGTTTTTCACACAGGAGAACCTGGCTTTATTCAGTGTAAAGGGAGATAAGGAAAGCTATGAAAAGCTTACCGTGTCGATTGCTGCAGAGGCTAAGGAAGTAAAAGCTCCATCTGCAGAGTACACTGCAGCATCAAAAAAACTTACTGCTGCAAAGGGTGCATTAACCAAAGCTGAGAATGCTTTGACTGCTGCAAAGGGCGATAAAAAGCCAGCTGCACAGGCTGCATTTGATGAGGCCAAGCAATTGGTAATTGATGCAGAAAATGACCTGGCACAATTGAAAGCTGAGTAATCGGCACCAGGTTGTTAACCTCAATTCATCATTTTTAAAATCACTTTAAAGTGGCTGTAAAAAATCGTTTAAACATACAAAGGCAGAAACCCGGTGCAAATGCAACCGGGCTTCTGATCGCCACATCTGCCCTTATCGTCAACGGCTTTGCTGTTGCTGGTAAGCTGGTGCTGGGTAAGGTGAATACAATCACCAGCCCCGATGTGTTGATTGAGTTCGGCATTACTGCAGCGTATGACACTGCCAACAAATGCCTGGTGCATTATCATATCACGGAGTTTTTCCGCATGGCCGCACCTGGTACAACGCTGTATTTTATGGTTGTGCCTACGACTGTATTGCCTGCAGTTATCCTGGAAGATACCGACAGCATTTACTGTAAAAAGTTGTTGCTGGAAGCCCAGGGCAAAGTAAGGCAACTGGCAATCGGTTTTAATCCTGATCTGCGTACGGTTGTAGTTGATCCGGAGGTTGTGTTTGTTGAAGCTTCACTCGATGGCTTTAGCGCTCCGATCCGTTCTGCGATACCGAAAGCTACTGTTTTAAGGCAGTGGGCTGCTGCAAGAAATATGGATTTATGCATACTCCTGGAAGGCCGCAAATATGGCAACTCTGCCAGCGCTGCAGTTAACCTTAGAGGTATTGTAGTTGCAGGCGACCAGGTTAATTACGAAGGCGTAAGCGTTGTGATTGGCCAGGACTTCACATTTGCTGATACACTTTGGGCAAGCGGCCAGTATCATGCTGCAGTTGGCACTGCCCTGGGAACGCTGGCAGGTATCCAGATGGAACAGGATATGGGTGAGGTTGAAACCCTCAATGTAACTGATTCCATTAAAGGCTTGTTTACCGTTGCCGGCCTTAGCTCTCATGTAACCATTACAGAGGCTGAGCCCCAACTTGATACCCTGGATGACAAAGGGTACATCTTCCTGATCAAATATGTAAACGTGACGGGGTTCCGCTTTAATGGCGACCATGTTTGCGCTGCTGAGATCATAGATGATGAAGGTGTAATGAATGAGCATAAGCTTAGTTATACCAGGACGGTAAACGAGTGTATCCGTAGCCTTTACGATGTGCTTATTCCAAAGGTTCGCACTACTCACATGGTTGATGCACAAACCGGCAAATTGCCGCTTGCAAAGATCAAATATTTCAATGCCATCGGTGATAAGGCAATGAAGCGGTTGAGTGGTGTTAGCGATGCTGTAACAGATTGCGATCCCGATAGCGATCTATTTACTCCACCCAGGCAATTAGCTGTAAAGTTCCAGGTAGTACCATTCGCTACCATCGGAAAAATTAACGGCTTCATTGCCTTAAAAACCAGCTTATAATCATGCCAGTATTAGGAACAGAAATAGTAAGAAACGGTAAAGCCTACGATAGTGGTGATGTAGACTTTACAATTGAAGGTGTAATGTTTCCTGGTGTTGCTAAGGTCGTTTACGGCGTTAAGCAGGAGCACCAAAAGAACTACAGCCTTAAAAACAAAGCCACCAGCTGGAGCAAAGGTAAGATTGATGAAACCGGCAATGTTGAGTTGTACATGGAGGATGTTGTTGCCCTGCAGAAAACTGCTAAGGGTAGCCTGCTGAACCTTAAACCATTCTACAGCACGGTAACATTTACCAACGATGATCAGGAAGTGATCACCGATAGAATTTACTGGAAGTTTCAAAGCGATGGACGCAATATCGACGGCTCTATGGGTTTAAAAATGGAGTTTGAAATGTTTGTCCTGGGCATTGAATTGAACGTATAACCACACCCCGAAGCACCTACCAAGCCTGCAGTGTAAAAGCTGCAGGCTTAATTTAAAAACAATTTTAAAACTAAACTGAACAATGAAACAAGCTAATTCTCTCCCTGCAGGTATTACCCAGGAAATGATCACCGCAGCAATTGAAAAGTATGGCACCGGTAAGGTAGCCACTGCACAGCTCCCCAAAGATGATAATGGTACCGACCACCTGAATGTAGTAATTCACCAGCCAGGCCGTGAGGCAATGGGGCAATACATGAACCTGATTGATAAGAACACAGCCAGGGCAAATGAAGTATTGGTGAAAGCCTGTATTGATGATAAAGAAGCGATCAAAGAAATTTTTGCAGATACTGGTTTGTTTTTGGCCGCTGTTGATGCATGCGCTCAGCTGATACCTGTTAGAAAGAGTATCATAAAAAACTTCTAGAGCAGCACCACTTTTACCGGCGCATACCGGTGGATGGTAGCTGCGATGAATACGAAGAGTTACAAAAGATATATGCAATGCTGAGTTGTCACTTGCATGTTTCTGATCCTGAAAAATTAAGTGATCAGGCACTGGTAGTTAAGTTGAGGCAGTTGGAATGGTTGGCCAGTGCAAATCACCTCTCAACAAAGTTAAAAGACGGCGCTCGTTTGTTGCCGGATATTCTTACAAATTATGGCCAAGAAGATTATTGATTTAGGAGCAAGGTTTAAGAACGCATTCGGCTACGCTGCGCCTAATCAAAGCAATAATCTTAAGAAGGTTGACTATAAAAAGAAAACCGGCCTGGAAGATATGCAGGTGTACACTGCAGGCAATGGATCGTTTGAGGAGATCACACTAAAAGGGAACGGCTACCAATTGAAGTTTGCCAACATGATCAACGCAAGTGATGATGCTCTTTTGAATGATGTGTTTGCACCGCCGCCGATGATCAGCTTTAGCCGGGACAAAACTATCACCGCAACAAACATTGATGATAGCGATGAGGAGCCCAATAATGATGCAGAGGTTGTTGAGCGGTACAATAGCGGCAAATGGGAGATTGATATACAGGGCTTGCTTGTAGATATGATCAACCACCAGTTCCCAAAAACACAGCTCACATTGTTACGCCAGGTGTTTGATGTAAACGCCATCATGGAAGTACAAGGCGATTGGTTTGATGCACTCAATATTAAGAGCATTTACATCAAAAGTTTTTCACCTGCAGGTGTACAGGGATTTGAAGACACTATACAATTTTCATTGAAAGCCTGCAGTATTAAACCTGTAGAGTTTTTCTTAAAAAAGAAATAATCGTGCGTTACCTGGTAATACTTTTTACAATGGCTTATTTGAATCAATACAGCCGCATCACTATAGGCGATGTGGTGTTTAAAAATATCAGCTCTTTTGAAGTTCGGGAAAGCGTTACGGATTTAAGTGATAAGGCTACCATTGAACTTCCACGCAATTACAAGGAGTTAAATGGTAAGCCCGTCACTGATTATGTACAGCCTGGCATGGAGGTATTAATTGAGGCCGGTTATAACGGCGAACTATTCCAGGAGTATAAAGGCTTTGTAAGCGAAGCTCCCAGCGCTGATATTCCACTGCAGATCACCTGCGATGAATTGTTTCCCCTACGCAAAGGCAGCATAGTTAAAAGTTATAAGAGCGCCACCTTAAAGCAGTTGCTCACTGAGAACATTCAGGGCTATAAAATCGAGTGTTTTGATGTTACTGTCGGTAAGGTGTTACTCGACCGGGTAAGCCCTTATCAAATGCTGGAGAACCTGCGTAAAGATTTTGGCTTTTACAGCAAGGTGTACGGCGGTGATATTCTGCATTGTGGTTGGGCTTATGATTGGCAACCGAAATACACAGCCAGGCATCAATACATATTTGGCGGTAATGTTAAGTCTGCAGCATCCTTAAAGTTCAAACACAAGGATGATTTTAATACCAGGGTAAAAGTTACGATCGTAATGCCTGATGGCAGTAAAGAAGTAGTTACTGTTGGCAGCAATGATAAGAGCGCTGCAGAGAGTAAGATCACTGTGGCTAATATGACCAAAGCAGATGCTGAGAAAGTTGCAAAGAGCCGTTTTGTAAAAGCCAGTTACGACGGTTTTGAAGGTACTGTTAAGGGTTATGGTTATCCGCTGGTGCATGCCGGTGACAGCATTGAATTTATTAGTAAAAAATTCCCTGAGCGTAACGGTATTTACCTGGCAGAGAAAGTGAAGATCCGTTACGATGAAAGCGGCTACGAGCGGGAAGTAAAAGTGGGCTTTAAAATATGAGTGCAGCTTCTAAAGCGCAAGCTGCGGAGGGATTGCAAAAAGCCTTTTCACTTGCCCAGGACAAACTTGCAATTAAGCATATTGTTTCCGGTACCGTTATAGATGTTGATGGGTACAATACCTGTGATGTAGAGCTGCAGCCTGGCCTTGTGATGTACGGTGTAAGGTTGAATGCGATTGAAGGTGTTACCAATAACCTGCAGACAATAAAACCAAAGAATGGAAGTACGGTGCTGGTTGGAATTATCGAAGGTGTAAAAACGGAGGGTGTTGTAATAAGCTGCAGTGAGATTGATGAGGTATATACAAAGATCGGGACAGCGATAGTTAAGGTGAGGGATAGCAAGATAACCATTGAAGCGGATGGCATAAACCTGAAAACAGAGATTAAGCGGCTTTCGGATATAGTTAGAAAAATTGTAGTGATTGAAGGTAGAAGTCCAGACCCGGTTCAGCTGCAAATATTTGATACAAACATTGATAAAATACTTGAATAAACATGCCTGGATTTGATCATAGCAGACTTAAAGGAAAAATATACAATGCATTTCAGCGGTGGAATGACATTGATATTGCTCCTGCAGATATGGACGCTACCAGGCAGGCGATCGCTGCAGACCTGGCCACTGCATTTATTGAAGAAATGCAGCAGGCAAAAGTAACAGTACCAGGTGCTGGATTAACAGCAGGTGGCGTAGGTGTATTAGGGCAATCAATAACCGGCAATTTATCATGACAGATATAGCACTCGACGAAGATTATAAACTCATTACTGCAGGCGATGAATTTGAGGAAGCCGAAAGCGACGACACTGATGCGGCATTGATAACAATGTTCAACAAAGGTGAGTTACGCCATGCGCCTTGGTTAGGTTTTGGAGCGGTACAACGCATTAAAGCTGTACAGGATGAAAGAAGGTTTGTGAGAGAGTTGAAGGTAGAGCTGGAGAATGACAGCTTCTTTGATCCGATCGTTGATGTTACGGATGGCATTGAGAACTTAAAAATTTATGTGTAATGGAAATTCTTGTAAGCAGGGATATTAAAACGGCCACCTCTACAATCAGTCATGTAAAGGTTGATGGAAAGCAGTTTTGCTTTATCCTGGAAGATACAGACAGAGGGTTGCACCAGGACATGCGGCCTGATGAGATCGCCAAAATAAAAGTGCATGGCAAAACAGCTATCCCTGCAGGCCGGTACGAGGTGATCATCAATTTTAGCAGCAGGTTTAAGCAGTACATGCCATTGCTGTTGAATGTACCAGGCTTTTCAGGTGTACGCATTCATTGGGGCAATACAGCGGTTGATACAGAGGGATGCCCTATTGTAGGGTTTACCACATCAAAAGACTTTGTAGGGCAAAGTAAGAAGGCTTACAGCCAATTATTCATAATGATGCAGGCTGCAGAAAGAAAGGAAAAAATCTTTATAACAATACGCTAATGGATCAATCAGTATTAACGGGAGTGCTTACCGGAGCCGGATCACTTATTACTTACTTTTTTACCAGGAGACGCAATGCTGCAGACGTTAGAAAAACAGAAGCCGAAACCAAAAAGACAGAGATGGAATCGGTTAACTACGCAGTAGAGATTTGGAGGGAGCTGGCAGCTGAGTTGAGAAAGGAACTTAACAGTGTGGAAAGGAAATGTGATGCATTAATGAAGGAAATAGAGCTGTTGAGGAAAGAGAATCATCAGCTTAAAAAAGAGATGAGTGGATTTAAGAAATCAATTAACGGTCAGTAAAAAATCAAATCAATGAAATATTTCATTCAAAAGAACTACGTGTTTGTAGTTGGCCTTTTATCGGCCATTTCCCTGTTCCTCGAGCAGGCTATTTCTACCCAGCAGGCAGATTTAAAAGTAATTGGCCTGGGTGCGCTGATGGTTATCATCGGCTATGTAGCTAATCAATGGAAGGGCGGTGGTTATACCATTACCGGCATCATTGGTTCACTTGCTGTGGTGTTTCTGCAGCTGCACCAAACCGGCCATGTTGATTGGACAATGTTTGCCCTTTTATCGGCTACTAAAATAATGGCAGCGCTTACATCAAGCCTGCAGGCTTATAAACCCAAAGACTAACTACTATGCTAAAGAAAACAGTATTACACCCGTTGTTTTATTTCATCGTGCTGGCCATTGCGCTGGTAATTGCAACCTCATTCGCAATCAGTAAGTGCAATAAAAAGAAAGAGGTTACCCATACCATAAAGCAGCAAGCTGTAAAGGATGCACCGGTACAACATTATACAGACAATGCCGGTACTGATCATGCAGCTAAGCCGGTTGCAGAAGCGCAGGATAATGAGGCAATGCTGGATTATTATCAAAGCATCATTGACAGCCAGGCTACGCTGTTGGATGTAAAAAGTAAATACATCAAAGAGCATCTGTCTGTTGGTACTGTATCTACAGGATCAGTAAACGGCACTGCACAGGATTATGATGAGAAAGCGCAGCCTTGCCCCGATAGCCTGCAGTTTATGGATCGCTGGTTTAAAGGCATTGCCAGTAAAGACACCGGTTGGCATTTGAACTACCAGGTAAAGGATTCCATTGTATTCAATCAATACGAAAAAAAGAAAGGCTGGTTTAGCAGGCAGTTGTTTATGGATGGCTACAGCCTTAACCCAAACACCAGGATAACCGGCCTGAGTAATATAAAGATCACTCCTGCAAAAAAGCGTTGGGGTATTGGCGCTACCATCATTGTTACTTACGATGGCAGCAAGTGGAAACCAGTAGCCGGTGTAGGACTGCAGTACAATTTTATCAGGTTTTAAACAAGGTTTAAACATGGCTTACGCAATTGTTGATGAGGGACAAAACTTAATGGATATAGCGCTGCAGTACCTGGGCGATGAAACCGGGTTGTTTGAGCTTGCTCTGATCAACGATTTTACTTTAAGCGAAAAGATTGTTCCGGGACAACAAATCCTACTCCCTGATCCGGTTAACGCAGGCGCTGTACAATACTTTGCTGAAAGAGGGATTGTGATAGCTACTGAGCAGAGCGTTGCTGCAGTTGATAAGAGAGAAGGTATCAATTACTGGATAATAGGACAAGACTTTATAGTACAATAACATCATGGCAAGGAAAGACGAAATATACACACAGATCGTAACGATGTATTACAACTTTTGTAATCAGCGTGGTATTGCGGTTGCCCATCCCAGCACCTGGAGATTGGTGAGCCGCAAACGTATTTGGGCAGAAGCCCAGGCATATTGTATATGGTTGCTGGAGATGTTGTTTACTCAACATAAAAAGGATGTTGATACAACCATTGCCACCATGAAGCCGCACAGCCCTCAGTGGTATACGCAAACCCTTGCAAAGAACTTTCAGTATGGTTATAACCTGATACCAGGTACTGATAAATACGATAACACCGGTATTCCCGAAGATGTTGTTGCAGCCAGTAAAATCATTGCTTTTGCTGCAATGGTTGAAGAACCTTTTTTACGGTTGAAGGTTGCAAAACTGCAGGGCGCAAACCTTGCACCTCTCAGTGATCCGGAGCTGACCGCCTTTTGGAATTACATTAAAAAAACAAAGGATGCAGGTGTTAAGCTGTATCAAAATACTGTTACCAGTGGAGTGCCTGATCAGCTGCGCCTGGTGTTACGGGTAATAGTAAATCCACTTGTATTGAACTTACAAGGCCAGCGGATTAATACCACTGATTTAACACCGGTGCAAAATGCAATCAGGAAGTACCTGCAGAACATTGATTTTAACGGGGAGTTCAGCACACAGGATTTAGAGGATGCAATAAGGGCAGTGGATGGTGTGGATGATCTTTCAACAGACGAGGTGCAAATGAAATATGGTGCATTGCCATTTACCAGCGTTGATATTAACCGCATACCTGATAGCGGTTACCTGGTAATTGATGACAGTAATTTAATTATAACATTTTCCAACTAATGAATACCCGCATTTATAAAATTGATTTTGAAGTAATCAGGCAATGGAAAGTACCATCCTTATTGCGGCTTGATCATTTTGTTGTGTGGCTTAAAGCGCTTATTTACCCGATTGAAGTATTGAGTAAGACTGGCATGATGCCGTATAAAAAAGCGAAGGATTATGAGCTGTATATAACACCACAGGTGTGTTACCTGGAGACGTTGCTGAACGATCGTTACGACAAAATACAGCGCAGGATTTTTATTGAGGACGGTTTAGGTTTTGAGCCTCTATGGCTTTATACAGATGATGAGCTGCACCCAATTGATCTGTACACCAGTGGCGAAGGGATCACCGAAACATTGTACACAGAGGGTGAGGTTAATGGGGCGCTTTCGAATGATTATGTAATCAATATACCTGCAGGGGTAAGTTTTGTGCCGAATGAATTAGTGAGCCTGGTTAAGAAGTTTCATCTATTCGGGATGCGTTTTGACATTCAAATATTTTAACAATGCAATATTTAAAACTTGACAATTTAGGAGGGCTTAAAGTAACACAGAACCGGTTTGCATGGATGCAGCAAGGTATGCTTGATTCTTTTGTATCGCTTGCAAAGCTATGTGGTAACAAGGTTATCCTTTATGGTGTAGTTGTCGCCGCTGGTAATGTTTCACCAGGCTTTATCAGTTACAATGGTGAGCTGGTTGAATTTGTTGGAGGCCCTGTTGCAGCCCAGGTGAAGATTGTTGAGATAGTAAACAGTTATGCATATGCTAACAATACCGTGCAGCCTGTTGAGATTAAGCGCCGTGCTGAGTTGGTTGCTGCAGGTGGTGATTTTCTTTTTGCTGATCTTAATAAGTTGCCAGAGCTGTATACTATCAATGCAAACCTTGTTGCACTAACTGCAGCTTTTACCGGCCACACACATACTCATGCCGAGGTGTTTCCAAATGCAGCTGCTTATATCAGTTATCGTGGCTCAAAGGCCATTGGTGATTTAGGTGCTGATAATTTATTGACTGTTACAATTCCAAACCAGGGCACAAGCGACTATACAGTTGTTGGTAACGTAGTTGGTAGCAGTACAAATCATTTGCTTGATAATGATGTCAGCATTGTTGTTAGAGCTGCAAGAACAGCCACAACATTCCAGATAAGCCTGCGTGAGTATTCTACCAATACTCAGAACGTGTCGTTTCAATTTGCAATAATTAAATCAGTATAAGATGTCAGCATTAAGAGACGCTATTCTACCTTTTTTCAATGAGGGCGACAAACCACAAGACACAGAGTTTCTGCAGTTCTTTTTATCAATATGGTTTAAGGATGAGGATATACCTGTTGAAAGGATCACTACCCTGCAGGCTCAGCTGAATGAGCTGGCCAGCCCGATTGAAAAGTTTGTAGTGAGTGAAGAAGGTACTCCTTATAACTACACAATACCTGCAGGTTTTTATTTAAGCGACATCATGATTGATCCTGCAGTTAACTGCAGCCCGTGGTGTGGTTATGCAGGCGGCGCTGATATCATACCTGAGAATGACGACTATGTTGTTACGGAGGCACAAGGTGATAGCTGGCAGGTGCATGTACTCGCTACCAAAGCAGCCAGGCAAATATCAATTTACGGCCTACCACTCGATACAAAGATTTATTTCATCAAACGAAAATTACCAGAATAATGAAGAAGTTGTTTTTACTGCTGCTGTTTGCAGCCTCTGCTGTTTGTGCCACTGCACAAGATGTTACCGGAAACCGTGTGATCATAAACGATGCGATGTTTTTAAAGAATACCTGGATCACCGGCATGCAGAAAGATACCACCGGCTTTGATGATCCCAGGAAGTTACCAACAGCAAAGGCAGTTGGTGATTATGTAAGGAGCAGGCTAATTAAGAAAGCACCATTATATTTCAGAAGCCCGTTGCAGCCAATTAACGATACAACAGTGGGTATTAACATTGATAGTTTAATGTTGAAGTTGATTGCTGCAGGTTTTTCAACCGGTGGTGGTGGGCTGGATAGCTTACTGTTTGCAACTGCTTATGACCAGGATACCAGCAGGATCAATCTTTATAACCTGCTAAACTATTTGTATGGCTCTAAGAAGGATAAGAGCGACAGTAATAATGCAACCGGGTACGCTACGAATTTTAGAATTGATACAATGCGTAAACGGTTTGATGTTATTGCAAATCCAACATTGCAGAGTGCATTTAACGCTGCACCAACAACGTATCCGACTATTAACGCTCATAGTAATACTGTATTTATTGATAGCACAATCTCATTTAATGTAAATAGTCGTTACACTTCAATTGAATCAAAAAATGAAGATGGTACAACGACTTTTCAAGTAAATCCTGTTTATCTATACGGGAATATGACTGATTCGAGTGGAAGGTCTATGGAATTCGAAGCACATGCACGAGAGTTTTTGTATGCTGGTAATTTTAGAGCAAACCCTGATGGTGATGTTGGTGTCAATATGATGTTTAGGATTGATTCGTCTAAAATGACATTTGTAACCGATAAAGGAGCAAAGTTTGGACTTAATACAAATGATCCCACAGCAACTTTAGAAATTAATTCCCTCGATAGTAATGCATTTAAAATAACAGGGCATCATTTAGCAACCAGTGTAGTTGCTGGAGATAGTATGGTTGTGATTGATGCCGGGGGTAAATTTAAAAAGGCTGTAAAGCCAACAGCTGGTGGTAGTGGTACCGTTACGAGCGTAACCAGTGCAGATGCGAACGCTACTATTACCAATACAACTACAACACCTGTAATGACTATTGTATCTGCACCAAAACTGCAAACATCCCGTACTATAAATGGTACCGGTTTCGATGGAACAAGTAATATTACAATCACAGCAGCAGCTGGTACTCTTACCGGTACAACATTATCATCATCCATTACCGCAAGTTCTCTAACCTCATTTGGAAGCGCTATTGCATTGGGCACACCAGCCAGTGGAACCTTGACCAACTGTACCGGCTTACCAATAAGTACAGGCATAAGTGGTTTAGGTACTGGTGCAGCAACCTGGTTGGCAACTCCCAGCAGCGCCAACCTTGCATCATTGGTTACAGATGAA